ACTCATGTTGAACTCACGACTGAAAATTTACCGCCAATTGTTACACCTGTTAAATCTGGGGTAGGGTGAGAGGTCAAAATAAATTACCGCCAATTTTGAAGCGTGTAATTTCCGGGCGCTTCCGGGTCTCCGGGGTAGTGCCTGGAATTGGCGTGCATCTTTGTGTAGGTTTGCAACATTCGGCACGACGCGCATCGATTGGCCTTGACATGCCTGCCTGTCGGCGGGTACAATAAGCGCGTTCTTGTCTATAGGAATTCGTCACCGTGCCGTCCTCGCCCATCACGTCCATTACGTTCTCGTCTATGGATTCCGTCCCGTATCGGGCGTTCTGCAAAGCCTTCGAGGCCATGCAGCTTCAGTCCTCGGGCGCCATGCGTGAGCGCATCGCGGACAAAGAGAACCGTATGGGATACGAGATCATCACGACACCGGAAGGGCGCGGAATGGCGATGATCTATGACGACAAGACAGGAGAAGTAACCATCAAGATCGGACCGGCATCAGAGATTCGCCGGCGTCTCACACAAACCCCAAACCGTCGAGGTAGACCCAAAAAAATGGAAACCACCACCGAAACCACCGCCCACGAAGGGCAGGAATACAAAGCCCCGCGCAAGAAACATGACCCGGAACTTGGCAGTTTCCGCGTCGTGAACAAGATGGGCACCGATGAACTGATCCGGCTTGTCTACTGGCTTCGAGACAACGCCATCGCCAAACTTGTCGATACAAAGAACGTCATCCGGGTTCACGTTGACTTGAAAAACAACCCGTTCGGGCTGCCGCGTCACGTGTCCGGGATCATGACGCTCTATTACTCGCGGCGCGGATGGTCTCTGGCGCGCCCCGGCACCGCGCCTAACCGTCAACCTGTCGAAGAGCTGCAAATGGCAGACATGCCGCCTCACTGGCAGGAAGAAGGCGAGGAAATGAAAGAGGAATTCAAGCGCAAGCGCGGCCGCCCGGCGAAGCTTCCGCTTTCCGAGAAAGACCCGCATCTTGTTATGTTCTATAAAGACTTCCCAGAGTTTTACAAGCCGGATGCTCATGCAGAATCCGCTAAGGCCGCATGGGAAGAAGCGTGCAAGATGATGAACTTTGACCCGTCTACGTGGATTCCGCCGGCAGTGGCAGCCCGCTACTACCGTCTGGACTAACGTTATGGACAAGGCGCAATACCTGCTTTGCAGGGGGCATCGCGCTGATATTGAAGAAGCGCCGGATGGTTCCTTCAGGTACCGCTGGCGCTTGGACGATGGGCGCGAATTCATGGACGAATTCCGGGTCAATGGGTCCGAAAAGTCTGCCAAGATGGCCGAGTTTCTGCTGCGCGAGTACCCGCTACGTGCGCACGATCTCGCCCCTATCTACATGCTGGCCTACGCGGTCAACCGGGCAGTGTGGCGGGGGAGGGGGGATGCCGCCATTCTGGCAGACATGGCCATTCCGTCAGCAATCCATGACATCGAATTTGTAATAGAAACTGTTTAAAATCAATCACTTGCGCCATATATTCATGGCGTGAATACATAGGAAAATCGACAATGACCGACGTTTCAAACACTCTGAATGCGCGTAGCGCACGCTACGGCACGTTCTCAGGTCAGGCTGGCATCTCCCAAACCATGAAAAACTTCATGCGGCAATCGCCTAATTGGGACAGTCTTGACCCGGATATGGCCGAGGCGCTGGACATGATCCAGCACAAGATTGCCCGTATCCTGAATGGAGACCCGCGCTACGCCGATAGTTGGCACGACATCGCCGGCTACGCCGCTTTGGTAGACAAGCGCCTCAACGGAGACAGTGTGTAGCAATACAACAACCGTCTGTCGGTGGGGGTTGCATTCCAAAACTAGGTGTGGTGTAATCATCTCCATCGACAGACAGCGCAACGCGCTACAACACTTCCCACGGAGTAGAACCATGAACAAGTCCATCCCCCAGCAGCGTACCGTCCGTATTACCGTGAAGACCATGAAGGGTCCGCATACGCTTAAGGACGCTGAAGTCTTCAAAGAAGAAATCAAAACCATCGATTACAAAGGCCACGCTGAAGATGAATTCATGAGGTCAGCGATTACCTTGTATTGCATCTTTGATTCCTTCGATTTCAAAAATCCAATGGAAAAATGGTCCTCTGAATCTGAATCAGGCATCATTGAAGAAGATGGGGTCTGGTATCACATTAGCGTCAAAGACTGCAAATAATCCGATCATCGCCCGTCGCAAGACGGGCAACATCCCACGAGAAACGATCATGAACAAACAACAACGCAAAGTCCGACTGACCATGATGCTGATGCAGAACAATTACAGCATCAAAGACGCCCAAATCATCAAGGAAGACATTCGGACCATCGATTACGGATACGCCATTGGCGTGGGCCGCGTGACGATTGACCGCGAGATCATGGACAGCTTTGCCGGTGATCTCGAATGCGTGGACGGCGCCCACAATTGCGGTTTCTACGAAGACAAGGGCAATACGTACTTTGTTGTCATGAAAGACGCCAAGTAATCATCAACCACCGGCCCGCGAAAGCGGGCCATACTCCCACGAGACGATCATGAATCTGTATCAAATCTACGATGCCGCTTTCGATGACACGAACGGCGAATACATCCAGAACACACGTCAATACATCTATGACTATGCTTGGGGCATGGATGTCGATCTGGATAAATGGCAGGTCGATGAAATCCTTAAGTCCCGCTTGGAATGGCTGGATATCGTCGAACAAGGCCGGGCCGACAGTAACGAGTTCTGGCATTGCGTCGTCAAACGGCTTGAGGAAATCGAAGTATGAACATCCAACGACACCATTCAACCGTCCGAATCTTCGACGGAAAAAACGTTCAGGAAGAGCGCAAGTTTCTGAACGAACGCAAAGCATCGCAAGCCTTCGGCCGGCTCATGGCGGAAGTCTTCACAGAGAATCCGGTCATCGTGGCGTCCAGCAAGCCCGGCGCTAAGATCATCAATCATGGCCGGCTCTGGGGATTTCTCGTCAGTTCCACTGTTCATCAATCCCTGCATATCGACAACAAATCCCTCGTCTTTGCCGGGTTCCTTCAGTACATCATGGACAACAACCAATGAATATCACCATCGATTCCAACGTCAAATCCAACAACGTCTGCGAGAAGGTTACGGGCGTCCGTTCGGCGTTCGTTCGCCGGGTTCTCGACCGCTATAACGACGGCCTGTCCATCAAGCAATTGGCCGAAGAGTTCGGGATGAGTGAAGCCACCGTCTACGCATCGCTGAACCGCGCCGAGGAAGAGACAGGGATGAAACGTCAGGCGCGACCGTCTAGCAAGCGGATGACGCAAGATCAGCTAGATGTGATCGTTGACCTCATGGGCAAAGGATGGTCGATCAAGCGAACGGCTCAAAAGGTCGGCATCTACGATAACGCCATTATCTCCCGCATCAAAAGCGGCACGCTGCCGGCATCGCAGCACCAAAGCCCTGTCTTCCAGCACAAGGAACAATTGATCTCTGATCTGGAAGAGCGAATCAACCGCATGGAACGGATGGCAAGACATGGAATCTACTGATTTTGCACAAGAGATCATCGATACCATTAACAAGCGCCGCGATGCTGGAATGTCCCTGAATCAGGCGCTTGAAGGGACCGGCGTCAATCGTGATACCTACTACAAAGCGATGCGTAACCCCGGGGGAACAAAGCGCAAACTGGAAGGTATCCAGAAGCTCAAATACGTTGATCATTGCTATACCCAGCAGGGGATGAGTACGGATGAAATCGCCACATTCCTCGGCGTGACCCGGGGGCAGGTCAACAAATACCTGCGAAAGCTCGGAATCGAACAAAAGCCGCGCGAGAGAAAGCGCAACATCTCCCCGGAACGTGCTGCTGCCGAAGCGAAAGAGCGCGCCATGCTTGAACGCCTTATCAACGAAGAAGGCCGGACGCTTGTTGAAATTTCCGAAGAAACCGGGCTTTCTACCAGTGTCATCAAGACGCGAATCAAGCGGTACGGCATCGTTCGCGGCGAGAATGCGTCCAAGCGCAAGCAAGCCGGCGATGACATCGACAATCACCCTATCCGGCAAATCATTGTCCAGAAATGGAAGCCGATCAAAATGGAACAGCGGCAATGGTTCACTCTGTAACCCTTCTTCCGGCTTCGCTTGTCGCGGAAATGCTTGGCTGCACACGCGGGAATCTCTCGAAACTCGTTAAACAGGGTGTGCTGAAAACGCCGCTGCTAAAGAACGGCGCTCAGTATTGGCCGAGGGATGAGGTGATGGCAGCCAAGGAAACCTATCGGAATCGCAAGAGCGACCGCCAGCCACGAAAGGCCGCCACACTGACGGCCCGCTTTGAAAACTACGTGGCGTCTATTTAAGGCGAGTTCTCGCGGATAGAGCCGGATGCCTTGATCGTCCCTTGCACGGCAATAGCACCAACGACATTCATCGTTCCGGAGACAACCGCGCCACTTCCGCCAGAGATCGCCGCGCCACCGTTAACTGTTAACGCCCCGGAGACCGACAACGCACCATTGCACGTCGTCGCCGGGGCATCGATCATCACGCTTTGGCTTTTGATCGTGGCACTCTCACTAGCCGTGACGTGCGCAACCTTCGTAATGACCCTAACGGCTTCGCTGCCTGTAATCCTCACCGTACCCGGTGTGTCGATGACGATCTCTTCATCAGCTTTGAGCATGATGTTTTTGTGGTGCCACGCCCGCCAATCGACACTGTTTCCTACTTGCGGATTCCGGAACCCCACGACAAGCGGATAGCGCGAATCACCGCCGATGAATTGCAGCCAAACATGATCGCCCGGAACTATCTCGATCTCGGTGGCCAGACCAGCGCCAATCGGCGTAGCACGGTCGCCAAGCGAATACATTAGCTCGGCCGGCACTGGCGTATCAGCAAGCCCCGGAATCGTTACCGTGACAAGCCGTTTCGCTTTGTCATACGAGGCCACCACACCCGGGAAAAATCCGCTCATTCGACACTCCCTAACCAAAGCTTCGTGTATCCATCAATCGGCACGTGCGCGGCCGTAACGACGATGAGTTTCTCTCCGTTCACGTCCACGATATCGCCGGCATCGATGTTCATATCCAGCATGATCTTTGCTACCCGTCGCTGGATGATCGTCTGCTGCATCAGGCGCACGCTACGTGCATCGTGGTGCGGGATGAAATAGACCGGGGATGGCACACTACGCGCAACCTGCACAACGTTACGATTCTCATCAATGGACACGTATTGCGGCATTTCGTTCCGCGCAACGAACGTCATTTCATCATCTGCCCCCTGAATGTCTGGCAGAAACCGGATCGGCTTTTGCGCGACGATTTCCGGGTAAGTAAGGGCCTGAATCTTCCCCTTCTTCCAGCGCACGATTGCCCCGGCTTCCTGCAATACCCGATTGATCATCGGGGTAGGAAGGTCGCCGCGAAGCAATGCGAAACGTTGCCCCATCACGCTACCGAAGACGTTAGCTTGAGCCCCAGAGAGTCGGTAGCAATCCTGAATCGTCGGCTTCTCTCTGAAGACATTCCGGGCCATTGGAAGAGCAATGCTTTTCGTGCCCTTCATCAGGCAGGTGATCGAGAAACCGCCCGTATCCTTGTCGCCTTGTTGAACGAGGCCGGACGCCAAGCGGCTTTTCACTATCTCAAACTCATACTTCCCAACCGAAACCGTGCGCCCTTCTTCCATCCACTTTTCCACGCCATCCAAGGCGCGAATGTCCGCCTCCATGGTGATCGGAATGGGGCTACTGTCGCTGCGAATCACCAGAGACACAACGACAGTATTTTGCAGAGTTCTTCCGTTCTCAATTGTGATCATGGGCGCGGAATTACCTGAATTTGCATCGGGCAAAGGAACCCGTGACGATCAATGCCATATGGTTCCGGAATTTGCAGCGAGATCGGCCCCTGCATGAAGCTCTTCCTTGGTAGACCATCGAGGTACCGCTCGATATCCTGTGAAATCTCACTGTTTGAACGACGCTCGATATCGCCGCCAAACTGCTTCATCGCGTCGATGTAGACCGATTCCTCTTTCTCAACGTAGAGAAGGAAGAGCGGCTCAATCAGCCCCCATTCCGATGGGGTGATATCCGTCGATTCGTTCAGAAACTGATCGGACGCTTGGAAGTTTTGCGATTTCAGGGGCGCATGGGATGCGTATGTTTCTGCCGCACGGATTGCGCAACCCAAGATGATCGGCTCTTCCAGAAGGTTCCCGACGGGCCGGAAATTTCTGGCCCACCGCGTAACAAGGTCACTGATACGCATCCCCTACCCCTTAAATGCGGTCGGTTTGGCCGAAATAGTGATAGAAAATCGTGCCGCTGATGGTCATCACTTGAGCGCGGTTTTCCCAGTCCCGGTCCGTCGAATCCAGAACGAGGAAGCAATCCTTAAGATGCTTGCGGCTAGTCCACTTCTGGGGGGTTCCTTCGTAAATCTTCGCGTTAAACCGCCCACCTTGCGCCATGATGGCGTCAAGCATCCGGTCAACGTCGCCTGCCACGGTCTCAAGGAACGTGATGGGGCCTTGCATCGCAACCTTCAGTTGCTGGGGTTGGAATGCCGATCCGCCAGTGGGAGTCGGAATCTCGATCTCGCCCGCCGAGGACAGCTCGGGCCACGGGGCTTGTTTGCACAGCAGCCACATGTTTTCATGCCCGTCGATCTCAAAAGCCATGTCCGAGTTGATGGATTTCTCACCCATGGCCGCGACGCTTTGGTAAAGCGTCTTCATGTATGCGCCAGTAGATACAGTCATACGAATGGTTCCTTTTTGCAAAAAGAATGTACCCAAGCGGGTACACGCCCCATTCTAAAGCTTGACTTCAGCCGTCAGGCCCCCTATCATCACGGAACCATGACCCACAAACTCGAATTTGACGAACCTTCCCACACGTACCGCCTGAACGGCATCCACGTTCCATCAGTGACAACGATTCTCAAGCCCCTGTCCGGTCTGGACAAGGTTCCGCGTCCCATTCTGGAGAAAGCCGCCGCCTATGGCACGGCCGTTCACTATGCGACGGAACTATATGACCGGGTAGAACTGGATGAGGCGTCGCTGCCTGATGAGTTCCGGAATGCCATCGAGGCATACAAAGGGTTCCTGTTTGAACATGCCCCAGAATGGCTGGCCATCGAGTGCCGCACGTTTCATCCTGCCCTCATGTACGCGGGCACGGTTGACCGCGTGTGCAAGATCGACGGAAAGACTTACGTTCTGGATTTGAAAACTACGTTCAAACTGAACCCTGCCGTATCTGCCCAGCTCGCTGCGTATGCGAAAACACCTCTCATTGCCGAGTACGGCATTGATGGAATCCTGTCCCTCAAACTCCCAAAATCCGATGAACCACCGACCTACACCCTAGAAACCCACGACATAGCCGAGGGCTGGACCACATTCCTGTCATGCCTTCAGCTTCGCAATTTCTGCATGAAACACAACCTCAAAGGAACTCCATTCTATGATTGATATCACCCCCATCGAAAAGGACGCGCTGACGTACAAGGCTCGTTCCGAAGCATACGAAATCACCGACGATCTGTCTTTCGACGCAGCCAACGAAGACCTGAAGGCCATCAAAGCCAAATACAAAGAGATTGAGGCAAAGCGCGTGGCCATCACGAAGCCGCAAAACGACGCCATCAAGCAAGTTAACGCACTATTCAAACCGCCACTGCAATACCTGAAGGATGCCGAGGAATTGCTGAAATCCCGCATCCTTGTCTACCAGACCCAGAAGGAGAAAGAGCGCGCCATCGCTCAAGCCGAGGCGGCAAAGAAGGTCGAGGAGGAAAAGGCGCGGCTGGCCGCTGAAGCCGAAAAGCTGAAAGCTTCCGAATCCTTGGAAGATCAGGTCCAAGCTATGATTATGGAATCCCAAGCCAAGACGCTGGCAGTGGCCGAGGCCCCCAAGATTGGCGATGACAAGATTTCCATCAAGACGCGGAAAGACGTTGCCGTGACCGATTTGAAGGCGTTCCTGAAGGCCATCATCGACGGGCATACGCCGGAGAACGCCATCACGGTTAACATGGTGATCGTCCGGGCAGCGTGGAAGACGGGCCATCCGTTCATTGGCTGCTCTGAAATCGAAGAAAAGTCCGTCGCAGTTCGTTCTTAAAAGGAAAATCACCCATGAACATCGTCATTCTTAACGGCCGTCTTGGCAAAGACCCTGAAGAGTTTTCCGCTGGCGTGCGCTTCTCAGTGGCAACCACCGAATACTTTAACGGGGATGAGAAAACCCAGTGGCACAACATTACCGCGTTCGGCAAAACCGGCGAGTTTGTGCAGAAGCATTTCAGTCGAGGCAAGGGCATCAACATTCAAGGCCGGATTGAATATTTCAAAAAGGACGAAGATTCGCCCACCTATACAAACATCATCGCGGAACGTGTATTTTTCCCGGTCGGCAACAGTAAGAACAGCGATGGCGAAGGGGAAGGGCAGGCATCGGCGCCACCTAAACCTAAGAAGATGCCCAAATTCGATGACGATGATGACATCCCGTTCTAAACGATAGAATAGAGCCCGTTGCTAACAACAGCGGGCTTTTTTATGGACACAATCGACAAAATCAAAGAATTGATCGCCAGCCTTCAGGCGGAAATTGATGAATGGGAAACCGATGGCAGCCTCGATGATGCCCGGGAAGTTCCCCCGCCTGACAAGCGTTCCGAGGAAGAGAAGGCCGAGGACACCGAACGAGAAATGAACAAGGGCGAATCCGAGGACAAGGAAACTGCCGAATCGCCGCAAGAAAAGGCCGCCGAGGCCGCCGAAGAGAAGGCCGAGGGTCAAGACAAGGAAGACACGAAAGAAAAGCCGGAGAAGCCCGAAAAGCCCACTCTGGATAGCGCCAAAGAAGACGCGGTGGGCGAATTCAAGCGCGATACCTTCCAAGTGAAGATGATCAGCCGAATCGAGGCCACCGAACAGGCAGCGCGACAGGCAGCGCGCAAATGAACAAAGGGGGCGAAAGCCCCCTTTCTTTTTCTCTTATCGGAACAGCACGTTTAGTGCGCTCGGCTTGTTGCTCGAATTGTCACGCTGACCAATCAGCAGATAGAACACATCAAACACCCGGTAATCCCCCGAGTTCGCGCCTTCTGGCGCAACCCTGATGCGTAGAGCCGGCCTGCCACCAAATTCAGGCGCACCGGCAACCTCACCACCGTAGTTATGCCCGTCACCATACGATCCAGTAACGAACGTATAGACCTCGCCGGCGAACGGGTAGGTATTCATGTTCAATTGGCTGCCGCAAATCGACACGAGGCGCACGTTAGTGCCTCCACTGAATGAACCAAAGCGCGGCGCAGTGCTGGCACGTCCAACCACCGCACACCATTCGCGCCCCAGCGGGATAACGTATTGGAAGGGCGCGTTACCGCCTACGCGCTGATTGAAGACAACCCCGAGGATGCTGCCCATCGCGTCACGGAAGGCCCGGACCGCCTGTCTGGCCCACCACCGCGTCGCAAGATAGCCGTCTTCGCCATGTGCCTGCGCAAGCGGAGAGCCGGCAAAACCGCTGGACCCGATACCGTTCACCGTCCCTTGGCGGGTTGGCAGACGGTAGAAGAGCGGATGATGACGATAGGTTGACCCGTAGTTCTTGTTCCATTCGGGCAGGTTCGATCCGTCGCCATCGTATTGCTTGCTTGCCCCGACAAGCATCGTCGCAAGCCACTCGCTACTGATCGTCGCATACCCGGACGGGCCGACACCATTGGCCCACGGCTTGATATCTCCACCGTTCGGATTCCGGAAATTGAAGTTCTGCCACGCAATCGGCGCCTCGTTCGCATGCCCTGCCACCGGAACCCCGACATGGATCGAGTTCACGATAGGCGTGGTTTGGCGGTTCAATTGCTGAAGATCGAACAGCAGGTTAGTGACCGGGGAAATGCCCTTCAGGTCATTAATTGCGCGGTCAATCTCGGCCGATTTCAGCCTGAAATTGATATCAACCGCTTCCAGTCTTCGATTGAATTCGTACCCGGTGAAATCCATCCCGGACGCGATCTTCTCAATGGGGGTAGGTATTGATGCGTTAATCATCGCCGGCAAATTCCTATGACCATCCAAGATGCGATCTTGTCACCACGGATCGGGGCGTCAATCCATCGCATGCGGAAGTTGCGCCCGATGGCCTCGCCGCCAAGGAATTTAGCTTCACTACCCACCTGCGGCGTCATGTACGCGGCGAACCATTCAGGGTCATACTTGTTGTACATATCGTTCAGGCCCGGGCCTATCTCCCAAGACGCATGCCCGTTATGGTCGCTGAACGTGGCTTTCCCTACGCCGATGATGAATCGGGCACCGGGAATCCCCATGACGATGAAACGCTGACCGCCAACCGAGTACGTCTGCACGAATCGTTCGGAAATCTTGCGCATCATGCGCTTGATGAAACCTTGCGAGACTAGGGCAAACTGATTTGAATTGTTGTCTACCTCGGTCTCGGCTTCGTTGGCCCAATCCTGAACACCCACAAGATGCGGAATGCCTGTCATGTACGGATTGCCGTTCGTGAGCAATTCCGGCACGTCACCGGCCGTAATGTAGACGTTCCCAGTCTTGCCGTTGATCGAGTTAACGACAGTGCTTCCGATGCGCGTTTTAAGAGCGTTAAATTCGGATTGAATGCGCGCAATACGTGCAGCCGCGTTAGCGTCAGCTCCCCGGGCATCGCGCAATTCCTTGTCCAGTAGATCTAGCTGGCGCTTGATGGCGTCCATGTTCTCGTCAATCTGACGGTATCCCTTATTCCAGAGTTCCGGCTCGGCATCCACCTCCGTAGTCGGAAGCTTTGAGATCGAAGGGTGTGGAATGTTGAAAATCGCCATGGTCAGTTATCCTTGGCATTCGATGCCGCGTATTTATTCGAGACAGCGCGCAGGCTTGCGGACGAAGTGAAGCCGAAAGCCACAACCTTGCAATAGGTTCCGTTCTTCCTGATCTCATCCGCCGCGCCGGGGAAGTCAAGCGTGATGTTCTCGTTATTGGCAAAGCTCCCAGCGACAGCACCGAAGTTCTTGGACACGGCAGGCGTAGGCATCACACCGAACGGCTCATCCACGTGGATCGGCAGCGGGACGTTGATTGCATGGCCGCCGCCTCGCGGGAATGATGCGGTACCAAAGATCATGATGAAAAAGTTCATCAGCGGGAAGCAAATGAACGAAAGCCCACCGTTTGCATGGCCGATATTGTGTACACACCCTAAGCGTCGAAGCATCGAGAAGTTTGGCACCGATGTAGGTCCAAACTCCGATCCTTCCAGCTTCAGATTGCGCAGGATCGAATCAATGTCCGTCCCCCAGTGAGACTGTCCGGCGAACATCGTCTTGGCAAAAGTGACGGGCGACACGACGGCCTGCATGTCATTCGAGATACGCGAGAGCATCCCGGACCGCGCTTCGTCCACACGGTCGCCAACCCATTTGGTAGTAGGGACGCGCTGGCTTCGGTCATAGTTTGCGGGGTGAACAATCGAGAAGAAGCCTTGAGCGTGAATGTAATCGTTCTTCGCCGCCTCGGTTGAATTCGCGTAGATATCAGCGGTTTTTGTCACAAAACCCTGATTGATTTCCCGGGTTAGCTGCGAGAAATTGTAGTTGATGTCCCGATAGGTCGCGTTCCAAAGTTCAGGCGTCGCGTAGGGATCATTCGATGGAATTTCTTCAATCGTTTTGAGAGTGACGGCCATAGTGTTTCCTCATTCCGGCTATGGCCGTCATGATACGTCATTCCCCTTCGTATGAAACCGTGAGTTTCACGTTCTGGGCGCTGAACGCTTCCGTGCTATTCAGGCTGATGCGGTAGGCCGTGCCAGCCTCACACTTGGCGAGGAACGACAGAAAGCCGCTCTTGCCGCTCATCTTGGTCTGGCGCACGGTCGAAACCCCCACCACCGCCGGGAATTTGGTCACGCCATTGTTGAGGTACACCCCCTTGGTGAAGGTAGTGCCGTCGTTCTTGGCGAACGCATCAACCTCGATCCGATACCAGCCGCTCTGGGGCACGGTAATCGTCATCTGGGCGGCAAACTGCACGCGCTTGGTGGCATGCGTATGCTCGGCATCGCCATCCATCGAGGCGCCGCTACCACCGTCCACAACGATATTCAGCGCGCCGTACATCTGGGACGAAACGATAGCCTCGGGCTTGGCGGGTTCCGTCTCAGAGTGACCACCAGCAGACAGGCTATCCAGCTTCACCTTGTCGGCCGCTGACATCATCCCGGCCGTGGTCGTGGTGGCAACAGCCTTAAGCGCCTCAATGCTTTGCGTGATGGCCTGCTTTTCAGTCGTGAGCGCCGATTCAGTAACGACACGCGAACCGTTAGCCGTCACCGTGCCGTTGAGCGTCGGGTTCAGGAACGTGCGGTTATCAAAACTCAGGTTCACGTCCCCGGTCTGCCCATTGACCGAAGTAACGAAACCGCCACCACCGCCACCACCGCCGGCGCGTGCGTTCAGCTCGTTGAAATTGTCCTGAATGATCTTCAGGCGATCATTCAGCGGCTCGGTGCTGCCCAGCAGGCAGGCCGAGTTAAGAATAGGCTGCAATTGCTTCATTTCATTTTCTCCATGGATGCCCCGGGTTTCCCCGGGGCGTTCGCATTATCGCAGCCCGTCGATTGACGGGCCTGCTTCATCACCTCGAAAGTTCTGGCGCCGATCCACGCGGAATGATCGAACCTGCCCAATCCGCATAGGGCAGCGCGTTAGCGGCGCGACCATCTCGAACGGTACCGTTCTGGCGCTGCACCGGGCAGAACCCGTAAGGCTGCCATTCATGCGTAAGCGGCTGCATGCGCGACATACCAGAACCCGGATACCAGCCCTCGTCTTGGTTGTTAACCCACACACGGTCATCTTTGTTGTTACCGAAGATTTTCGGGTCACAACCGATATGCATGGCAACCTCAGCGCCCGGGGTAATGATCTTGGCCTCACACGTCATCATGATGCCGCGAATGTTGACAATGCCCGGGAATTTGAATCGTGCGCCGCCGCCGTGCAGTGCAGGCCATGGCGATCCAGACCTGAATCTATATGCAGTACCGCCCTCATAGTCGCGTTTCGTGGCCGGTCCCATATCTCCAGACATTCGAGGATGGAACCAGTTGCACCAGAAACCGTTCTGCTGATGCGACATCATCTGCCACGTATTGTCACCGTAGTTAAGAACCCAGAAACGAAGGTTGCGGATGGCAATTTCAGGCGCAGATACGCGGTTAGGCGATCCTTCAATTTCCAGCGCAGCAAACCATGGATCGAACACGACAAAAGTCTGTTTCAGAACCCATTCAACGTTACCCGTTTTCTCCCACGGAGACAGCAGCCATCCGTCAGCGCGAGTAAGTTTCTGGGATTTACCCTGAACAATTGCAGCGCCGCCACCTTGTCCAGACGTTCCGTTCTTCACGGCATCAGACACGTGGTTCCATGCGTGCAATTGTCGCGGGTTGTTACCCGTAGACATCTCAAACAGGAAGTCCTTCATGGCCGTACTGACGGCGCCAGCCGGGGCAGGCGTCGGGACAGGATTCGGCGCGGGTTGCGGGGCAGGTGCCGGGGGCGGTGACGGCGGCTTCGGAATCGGCGCCGGCGTCTCTTGAGCATTTGCATCCTCAATGTAGTGCAGCGTCACACCACGCCAGTTCACATCGTTCCGGTTGCCGTTAGGCGACTGATGCGCGTGATAGTTCAGCGGAATCCAGTTACCCGAATTGTTCGTGTAACGTGCCTCGCCATCAATGTAAGACACCGGCATTTCCAGACCGCGCCCACCGCCTTCCGTGCCGCGTCGCCGGCCGTTGGTTTGACCCGCAAAGCGCCATGATCCACGCGGCGCCGTGAAATCAACCGCAATCCACTGACCAGCGTTCAGCACGATATCCGAACTAAACGGCACGTCGTACCATTCGATGACCGCGAAGTTTGCGCGAATACCGCTAATCCGCTGCGACGCCGGGCGTGCATTAGCCGTGACCGTATGCGTCCACAACGTTCCGTTTTCCTCATTCGACAGACCGTCACCGATAAGCCGCTTGATGGAAATCGTCAGTTGGTCGTTACCGTTCAGGTTCTCAGCCACAAATGACATTGCCTTGAGCGTCATTTTCTTGCTGATGTACATTGCCTCGCGGATATTCCGCGTCTGACTGCCGGCGTTCGATTGACCCAGAACGATAGCGCGGCTATTCGGTGCCCCAGATTCCAGAACCATATAGCCGTATTCCTTGCCGGCCGTATCCGTAAGCCGCATCATCGGAACCGTGACCATCTCCGCGCCGTTTGTCGATGCCGGGTTAGTGGAATCGATCCACGTAGCGCCGCTATTGGATGACCATTTGGTACCCCATTCCCTAGGCGGAACCCAGCGGGTAGGCGAGAATCTGGCGTTAGCCCCAACCTGAACACAGTTGATCGAGTAGAAGTTTCCTACTGTCGAATCATCGTTACGGAACGTGAGGTGATAAATCTTGCCAGCGGTCAGCGGACGGGCATCGCGCACAACGTCCTCATACATGGCATCGCGGCTACGGTCGAGTGAGCGAAGGTCTCGCGTGATGTATCCGTATTGCGCACCTGCACGATTCGGGTTTCCGTTACCGTCATCGTCATAGATGGTTGCGCGGAGAATGCCAGCAGTCCCGCCGTGATATCCGCTTGCATCGCCATACGGAACGTAGTACCAAATCTTTGCGAGCGCGGCAGAAGATTCGGCCTTGAAACGGCACGTCACTGCATAGTTATTCGCCCCTGTACGATATCCAGCGGTAAGGTTCCGAAGGGATTCGATGACAAAGCGCCCCGGTCCCCAGACGTTCGCCATCTCGGTCTTATCGAAGCCCTTCCATTCACGCGCAACAACAGGCGGCTGCGGTTGTGGTGTGGGTGTGGGCGTCGGTGTAGGCGGCTGAACAGGCGGCGGGTTCGGCGTCGGCGGGGTAACGACATGCGGTTCCTCAGCGGTCACGCCCGGAACGATTCTGCCAAAGAGACCTTCAGGCATCGCCAGCATGTAGGTTTCCGTCGCTTTCCAGTCCACGACGTTCATCGTCGATTGGAACATGATCCGCGTCATCTCGCGGTTGACTGTCGCTTGCGGCTCAGTCCAGTAAGCGTCATCGCCCCAGAACGTGCGCCGAACGGAATCAGCCCAAGCAAGCGGAATCATCTTGCCGTTCTGCTTCAGTTCCATGGCAAAAATCTTGCGGTGGAACCATTGCATGGCCGGTTTGTTGCGCTGCTCGTTGTCGTGATTGTCCAGATAATCGTTATAGAACGAAACGACACACCATCCGGGCACGCGGGAATTTCGGCAACTAACGTGATATGCGGTGGCCGTACTCTGGCCGTACAAACTCATGAAGTTTGTTTCCTGCCCGGTCTCAAGGTTGACCATGAACAAGCGGGAATTGCCGGTGTAGTTCCCGGACACGTACACATCCTGCCCGTTCTCAAGCTGGCCAAGGTCACTATGTTCCGACGCCGTGTTGATGATGATATAGGGCAGGCCGCTCTTGCTGGCCGGGTGAACGTCCTTCATGTTCCGCGTGTATGCGCGAGTATCCCAGCCCGGCTGATATGCCCACGAGATAGTCGCGTACTTGCCCGACGGGGACATGGAAGAATGGTCTGGCATATGGTTCTCGGGAATGTCGATCTTCCCGATGATCTTGTGCTCCACGCGGTCATAGACCACGGCGCCCAGCGGGATGAAGCCCTTTTTCTGGACGATCCAGCACCAGTAACGACAATCCAGCGACGGCGCGCCTTCAGACTTGCTCCAGCAGTTGAACGCCTCGGGCCAAATGGCCGTCAGCAGCGGGCCGATTTCCGTCGTTTTGATCTCCGCGCCGGTACGGGCATTGCGCTCGATCAGCTTCATGCCGACGCCATTTTGCGGCACATGGAAGAGAACATCCGGCTTGTTCGGATGCCAGACGGGTTCAGCATCGCCGCCCATTTGCGCGGGCATCGTGGCGATAAGCTTTAGCGTCTTGTTGTCATAGGTCTGCCAGTAACCATCGCTCGTCGTCATGATGAACATGGTGTTATCACAGTTCCATGCTTGACGACGCGAATAGTCCGAACGCACGCGACGCTGACCCTTCGACCATGCCACAACGTTGTCGGTTACGCGGGCAATAGGCGTGTTATAGGTCGGCGCGTGAATGGCCGTGCGCAGCGGGAAAACAGGCGGCTCAGGCACTTCGACCTTATTCCGGTTGCTGCTGACAGTGAGGCCCTCAGCCAAGATCGCCTTGAACACGTCATCATCGGTCGGGCTGGCAGGCGGTTGCAGCGGTTGAGTTTGACCACCACCACTGGGCGTCGCATACAGTTCGCTATGAGGCACTACCTTCCCATTCCTGTAAACGATAGGGACGGGCAGAACGCCATTGGCAACGTCGTTAGGCGTCTTGATGCGCAAAACCCCTTCGCCTTCATTGCCCCAGTCCGTCACGCCAAAGAACGGCAGATTCCGGTCGGCCGTGTAGGCGTAAATGACGCTATCGCCTGCGTTCTCGATCTTGTTCAGCAGCATGGCAACCCGGTTAGGTTGCGTACCTTTACCGAAGTCGTTATCTACATCCTTGGCGTTGAATGAACGATGATGCGGGTCCGTGATCTTGTTGGACCACTGATTGTCAATGCACGCGATGGCGCGAGACGCCTTGCCATTGTGTCGATTGTTCCAAAACTGGATGTTGTCTACGTCGATGCCGGCGTAATAGACATACTTAGGCCCAGTTTCGTCGGTACCGAAAGCACTAAACGATTCGTTAAACTCGAATGTAATGTCACGGCATCCGACATACGCTTGGAAGAAAGCCTCTCCATGCGCAGCACTAGGGGAGTTCACTTCATTCCACGAGTACCGGACATCATGCGTGCCGTAAGCATTGTGGAATCCAGCGGATTCGTTTTGGCTGACCCTGTTTCCGCGAACATTTCCGACAGTGCATCCATCTTGCACGGACATTCCACGCATGTTGTATGACATCGTGTTTCCATGCACTTCAAAATCACGGACGCCACTAAGCCCGATGCCGTAGTAACCGGCAGAGATAATGTTTCCGCTGATCTCAATGTCTCTGACCCACGCATCCGGCGTCAGCAGCCGACCGTACTTGGTCCAGCTTTCTTTCTGATTCCCCGGAAGATGGCCGAGAACAAAAATGGCGTTTTTGCCACTCTTGATCGATTCTTCGTGTCTCTGGAATTGGAACGTATTCCAGATGACCTTGATACCAGAACAATCAATACCCGGCACGGCAGCCTTAATACTCAGGCAGTGAGCATGCGCATCGAGGCTAACATAAAACTGGCAGTGTTTTACTGAAACGTTATTACTGCCAGTAATGTACAAAGCCGCTTCGCAGTTTGCCGCCTCTTGAGCGTGCAGCGTAATTTTCGTGTTTTCAATTAACAGCTCATGCTCAACCCGTCGGTTAAGCACAAGCATGCCTGCCCTTGCCCTGTTTCCCCAAAATACGAAATGGCCACCCCGAATACTTTTAACGGTATCCGGGATGACCAGTTGATCGTCTTCGATGGAAACAGTGTCATAGATATCCAATTGGATATCAGTTTCGGAAGCCATGCGCTTCCGGATTTCTGACGCTGTTATCGTTGCCACTCTTTATCTACGCTCCCCAAGGAATGTAATCATGATGACCACATCCCCAAGGGGTTTACGGGTATTACCCGGGGTTGCCAAGGGGATACGGGCCAGTTTGTTTGGTCCATTGACCGCGCCAATGAATTGTATCCCGGTTCCCATTGCAACCGCGTCAGCCGAAGAGATCGGACCCACCATTCCATCAAAGGAACCCTGCCCATCGTGCAGATAAACCAGCGTGTCAGACTTGCTCGCAGGGATGATCTGGAACAGATACGCCCCCTGACGCGGCAGAATGACCAGCAGATTATCTTTCGGATCAAGAGCGGGCCACGAGAAATCCAGAGACCCTACGTCCGTTCTTTGGTACGTTCCGATTGGCACAAGCGACGCCCCGTTTTCCCACGCGCCGGCCTGCACGTTCGTATAACGAACGTAACCAATCATGCGGGGAATTCCAAGCATTGCTTGATCAAGCGCGCTTGAGTTAATGAAAGTGCTAATGTCCGATTTCTTCGCGTAGACCAGCTCAATCGTCGCGGCAGTGCTATCTCTGAATGATTTCTCAAATTCAGAGGTCTTCATGTACCCCGAGAGATCGGGCGCTGCGCCACCACCGGCCGGGCGATCTTCGACTGCTTTAACCCGGGTAGTAAGGGCCGTGATCTTTTCGGCTTCGGTCTGAAGGGCAGACGCCTCCGCTTTTGTCGCCACCGCGCTTTCAACCGCTGCGACGCGGCCTTTCAGTGCGGAATCATCGTAAACGGTATCCTTGTCTTCCTTGGCTTCCAGCGCAGTGATACGGCCGCGCAGCTCGGTGTCGTTATAGACAGTATCCTTGTCCTCTTTCTTTTCGAGGGCATCGATACGGTTGCGAAGTTCAGAATCGTTGTAGGCGCCACCGCCACCACCGCCGCCGCCACTGGCTTCCAGAACAGACACGCGACGTTTCAGGTCCGAATCATCGTATACCGTGTCTTTGTCCGGTTTTGCTTCCAGATTCGTAACCCGGGCATCCAGCGCCGAAACGCTGCTATTCGTGGATGCCAGCGCGCTGCTATCGGCCTTCGCGGCGATGGAAGTTTCAACCTCGCCCAAGCGACGCTTGACCTCTGTATCATCGTAACCGGGTTTCGCCTCAAGCGCGGTCAGACGGGTCTTGATGCCGCTATCGTCATAGACGGTATCCTTGTCTTCCTTGCTCTCAAGCGCAGTAACGCGGCGCTTGATCTCGGAATCATCGTACCCGCTGGCCTTCAGCTCTTTGACGGCAGTATCAAGCCCGGAGACTTTGGTTTCAAGGCCGCTGACTTTGCCTTCCACAGTATCCAGCCGGCTCTCTGCCGTTCTGATCTTGCCTTCGGCAGCTTCGATCTTCTGGGCGGCATCGGACGCTTTGCCTTCGAGCGTCGAGACCTTGCCTTCAGTCTCGCCAGATTTTGCGGTGGCCTGCGAGATTTTCGCGTCAACCTTGGAAATTTCCGTGTCAACATAGCCCTTAGTCGTGCCATCGGTGGCTACGTCAGGCAGCGCAACGTTGGTCAGCTTCGCATTCTTCATGTCGCCGGTAAACGCTTCCGGAATCTGCTTGCCTTCCAGCGTAGTGATTTTTCCAGACAGTGCGGAAACCGTCGATTGGATATCCGTAAGCGCGGTGTTAGCTTTATCAGCCTCCGTGCGTGCATCCGTACCGGCTTTCTTGGCGTCAGCAACCGATGCAATCAATTCGGATTTGATGCCATCAACGTAGCCTTTATTCGTCGCGTCGAATTCGGTTTCAGGGTTGGCAAGATTGATGATCTTGCGGTTTTCCATGTTCCCGGTGAACGGGGCTCCACCACCACCGCCAGCACCACCACCGCCAGCCTTCAGGCCGGCAACGTCAGTCTCCAGCGTGGAAACACGGGAAACGATACCGTCAACCTTGGTAGAAGCGCCCGAGGCCGCTTGCTTGGCTTCCGTGATAAGCGGGGACAGTTCGTCCTTCAGGTCTTTGGCGTGCTTGCTCGAAACCGTAGCAGCAGCAACTCCGACCTTTTTCACTTCAGCGTCAACGTATTTCATCGTTGCCGCATCTTTCTCGGCGGTCGGGTCAGCAAGGTTGGAAATCTTGCCGCCTTTCATGTCGCCGGTGAAGGCTTCGGACGGTTTGCCCTCAAGCGCCGTCACTTTGGCAGAGATACCGGACAGTTGCGTATGGGCGGCGTCGGCGCGTTCCATGGCATCCGTGCCGGCCTTCTTCGCTTCCGCAATGGTCGGCTCAAGCGCGGATTTCACCCCGTCGGTGTAGCTCTTGGCGGTCTCTACGGCTGCATCGCGCTGCTGATCGACATATGCCTTGTTCGCGCCGTCCGTGTCCTCGCTGGGGGCAGCAAGATGCGTGATGGCACGGCCTTTCATATCGCCGGTAAACGCCTCGCCAGACGCGACAGGCGCTTTGCTTTCCAGCTCGCGCACTCGGCCGGTCAGGTCCGTAGACGTGGTTTCCAGCGCAGAGACACGCCCTTTCAGCGCGCTATCGTCGTATACCGTGTCTTTGTCGGGCTTGTTTTCCAGCGCGGTAATGCGGCCAGCAAGCGCGGTATCGTCATAACGCTGCCCAGCGGGACGGCCTTCCAGCGCGGTAACGCGGCGCTTGAGTTCGGAATCGTCATAGACGGTATCCTTGTCCGGCTTGCTCTCCAGCGCCTGAATACGTTGCTTCACGCCTGAATCATCGTACCCGGGCTTATCTTCCAGCGTCTTAACCCGGCGTTTCAGCTCGGTATCGTCATACACCGTATCACGATCCTGCCGCGCTTCCAGCGTATCGATACGGCCGCTCAGGTTGCCGATAGTCGATTGGACGGAAGAAACCTCGCTCTCGATAGAACGCTTTGCCGAATCGGTGTACTGCTTGGCGACGTTGATAGCTGCATCGTGTTTGCTATCGACGTATGCCTTGTTCGCGCCGTCTCGGTCGTTCTCAGGTACGGCAAGATTGGTGATCTTTTTGCCGGCCATGTTGCCGTCAAACGAGACAACCCCCGGAGTGTTTGCACGCGCCTCAAGCGTGGTCATCCGCGTCTTCAGGTCGCTGATGCCAGTCGCAGCAGTCGAAGCTTTTTCTTCCAGAGAACGCACGGAACGATTGGCTTTATCAGCCTCGGCACGAGCGTCAGCCCCTGTTTCCTTGGCCTCACGGATGGCGCTTTCAAGGTTGAATCGGGTCTCTTCGACGTTTCGGCGTGCCTCATCGATGGCGCCTTGCTTGGCAGTATCAACGTAGGCTTTAGTGGCAGCGTCGTTAACGCTCTCGGGGGTTCCGAGGTTCGTTACTCTATTGCCCTTCATATCGCCGCTGAATTCCTGCGTAATGCTCAGGCTATCGAGTTTGCGCTTATCGGCAGGCGACATCAGGCCGGCAGTAATGCGCGAAACGCTGATGTTTTCCCGAATCCAGTCGGACAGGCGAACGTTGGCGATGGCCGGCTCGGCATCCATGCGCGGATTGGCACGGCTCACGGCGCCGATATCGTCCGGGGTCAGCGTAACCGAATTGGTGCGGCCGGTTGCCTCGATGCCGTTAATGCGCGTGATGACGCGGCGAGGATCGGGCAGGTCTGACAGTTTCTTAAAGGAAGTCGAATCCATCAGGCCGTTTTGGTTGTCAGTAACCAGACGGCTATTCAGGTCCGACATGATGGCATCTTTAATCGCGCCACGGTCCCGGGCAGAGACGTTGTTAACCATCTCTTCGGTAGCAACCTTCTTGCCATCGACGAATGCGGCACGACGGAAGTGCGGCTCCTCAATCGGGGCAGCGCCGGGGATATCGTCAACCTCAAGTTGCACCGTGCCGGTCTTCGAGTTGACGGAAACAACCGCGCTTTGTGCCCCTCCTTCTGGCAGACGGTCCAGCTTCGATTTATCCTCCGGCGACATCAGGCCGGCCTTCAGATTCGTCGCGTTTTCCAGCGAATCCGTAACCTCTGCACTGGCCCGGACAAAGTATTGTTTGACAAACTTGATCGAGGCGGCGCGGTTGTCAAAGCGCAGATTGCCGTCTGATGCGTCCAGCGTCGGAACGTTCACCGTGCCAGTGAACGTAGGGTCCACGCGGGTAGCGGCGCCGAGGCTTTCGGCCGTGATCCGGACGTTACCTTTCATGCCGTTGACGGAGCGAACGTCAGACGGGGAATTCATCAGTTGCGCCGGGTCCAGAACATCCAGTTTCCGCTTATCGTCAGCCGACATCAGGCCATCGACAAACGTGGTCGCGCGCGCGTATCGAACGGGCGGGATGATCTTTCCCTCAACCCACGATTGCGTGGCGATGGGCTCACCGTTCAGGGTCACAACCCCGGTAAGCTCCTCGTTAGGACGGGCGCCGGTCTGGATCGTCACGTCCCCGGTCTGCCCGTTAACGGACGTGACCAGATTATCAAGATTACCGCCATTCTGGCCAGCCACAGCAGACAGAATTTCAAAGTTCTTATTGATGAGTTTGAACCTGTCGTTCAGCTCATCTTGAACCGGAAAAACGCTGTTATGGCTGGAAAGCGGCCGAATTTTTTCCATGTTTTACCTCAAAAATTGATGCGCATCGTAATCGAGTAGGTTTCACCAATTTCAATAAACTTCGGGGAGAAGTTCTTGATGGCGATGGCCTGCCCTGTATTGTCGATGATGGCCGCTTCAGAAATGACCTTCTGACTGCCTGTCGCTGCAATGTCTGCGGCAGAAAATTCGGCCCCTACAACGATGGCCATGGGGCCGGCTTTGCTGCGAACGGTAGCGTTCTTTTCGCCCACCTTGTTCCGCACTGCCGTAGACGATGACGATACGTCAATTACTTGCGTGCCACTATGGCCGCCGCTCCCCAGAACGAGTTTTACGGGCGAGGGGACGGAGCCGCCGTTAAGGACGGCATCGGCCAGTTTGGTACGGTAATAATCGGTAATGATGCTGCTGGACATGTTCAGACCTTCTTGATTTCAATGTCAACGTAATTGCCGCCGAGGCGCGTAGTGCCCGGGTTTGTCACACGGAATGCGCGTGACCGATCAGACGTTACCACGGGCGCGGACCATGGGTACTGGATTTCCGGATAGAGCGTGGCGACGAATGAAACGTCCACCGACATGAAGTCCTTGTAATACTCGATTGTCTCGGCTTCCCAAAGTTTGAAGTCGATGACAAACCGGGCAGGAAGGATGCGCCGGAACGTTTCCCGCATGCGTGAAGCGCGTTGCTCTTTTGCGTCCAGAGACAGAGAGACACGAACACGAGAAGAAAGATAAAGATTCGGATTATTCGATACACGGTTGTCTTTCCGGTTCTCTTCAATGTAGTCCTTGTTCAGCATGAACGCGCCGGGAAGGCCGCGATTCAGAACTTTCTTGCCGCTCTCGTTCAGTTGGATGCGCCACCACCGGAATTCATTAGTGGCCACATCATCAATGGTCGAGGGGTACGGGCGCGAGGCGTCAAGCCAGAGTTGGGTTACTTTGGCGTCGCCACGGTACAGAATGTCAATGTATTTCTTAAGGAACTTCAGTCCGCGCTTGTGCGTTCCTCTCTGGGAGAGCCAGAGACGAAGCAAGTGACGCAAGCGGTTCGGGCTCGATTCAAAGTCCAGCAGCGACAGGCCGTCCCGGAGAACTACGCGCTGCAAATACTCGAAAGAAATTCCTTCCTGATACGGGATGCCGGACATGACGATATCCTGCACATCCCGCGCTATCTTGTCGTCGTAAAGCTTGATCGCAAGCTTGCGAATCTGATCTTCAAACCCGTTTTGTTCAAACGAGTTTTGCAGTGGCGCCATTTTCATCAGTCTTCACCCCATGCCACGCCGACAAGGCCGGAAGTCTTCACGTTGATAGTGATATCTTCCTCACGAATCCACTTATAGATATTCGGATGATTGGATGAACCGGCCGGATCGTCCACCAGAACATCAATTTCACTACCCGGGGCGCGCAGTTCAGGGCATGCGTCCTGAATCATGTTGACAATATCACGCCGACGGATTGCGCGATTAGGGTAGGCTGGCGACCTGTTTTCAGTGCCGGAATAGAACCGACCGTACCTCTTGGCGATGACTTGCTTTGCTTTGGTCCGAATTTGTTCGGCATCGAACGATGAACCGCACTCGATGTTCACGGTAACGGTAGGATTGATTCCGCACGGATACCAGAAACGGACGCGGTAGGAATCGTCAGCTTCCTTGATGATCTTCTCGATCTCGTAAAGGAATTGGCTGTTAGGTTGCGCCATTTGGGTTGCAGTAACCTCAGAAAATTGGACGGACGTTGACCGTGTGGAGCCGTTATATCCGTATTGAAATCCACCACCGTTCACGTTTAGCGCCGCGACAAACAGGCAGTTAACGTTTTTCACGTCCCGTGTCCCCGTCGCCTCTTCGTGTCGCATCTCGTTCCAAATGGACAGGAATTGCAGGTTCGGCATCTTGCGCCTGACCATAGCTTCAAACTCTCCCAGATAGACCGCGCTGGAATCGTAGAGAGCCGGGTATTTGGCCAGTTGCGCCTTAGCCTCTTCACTCATCGGGTTGTCGCCCGGGTACGTAATCTCGATGACCTCGAATTCCAGCGTCGCGCCCCGGTCGAACGGGTTTTCCGTAACCATTTTGGTCCCGACACGGATGCCGTGATCGGCGCCTTTCGTGGTGAAGGCATTCAGGCGCACAACGTCGCCAGCCTTGAGCATCTTGCCGCCCAGCGCGTCATCCCCGAATTGAACCACCAGTCTTCCAGTGGAAGAGACGGTCAGCGTGTACGCCTTGTCTCCGGGTTGAAGGTTCATGTAGTCCGATTGATAGGACCATCCTTCATCGTTGACATAGACCAGCAATTCTTCCCGGTATTCCCCGTCTTCTTCTAGTGGCAGCTCGATTTGGTAGAAGGGCTTCGTTTCCGTGACCGTGTGTACAAAGTCGTTATTGTTGTTCCGGCGCGTGTATTGCCCCACATCGATAGTGATCGGGTTGTTCGGCTCGATGACGTAATGGCGCCGGTCCATGGTGCGGCACGTCACACCGTTGTCACTCACCAATTGCGTAAACAACCCAAGGCCGACGTTCGCTGTCGGATGCGGGTTCTTGACCCGAACCTTGAACGTTGCGGCTTTCGCACTCTTCCAGACACCATGGGACGCAAGCCAAGCTTCAACCGTGCTTTTCTTGATCCGGTTGAATTGCTCATCAGTGGATGCCTCGATCTGCTGGGAGAGCATGGAAAGCATCGTGGCAATGGACCCGATGGCCTGCGTAAGCCGAGGATCGCCCGCTTGCAGCAGCGGGGATAGCTGCGAATACTTCGATGGATTAGAGCGGATTTCTTGTTCCGCCGCTTTCAAAAAATCCGCCTTGGTGAGCATCTTTACTCCTTAAATACCCTGTCTGTTATGTCCACGGCCTGCCCCGCGCATTCAATGATGATCTGCTGCTGATCCACGCCATTGCCGACCGCGTAGATATTCACTGGCAGAGATTTTAGCGGGGGAATGTCTTCCTTAAGCTTTGCTATCAAAGCATCCGCTACTGCCCCATCGCCTAGGGGTAACTGAAGTAGGTCGGCGGCGTGGCAACCGTATGAACTACCCAGATACCCATAGGCCGGGGTAGTGATCCAATGCCGAATCATTGCCCCGACATCCATTATTTTTTACCCCCCGTCGCAACGTGCGCGATGTTCCGGTCTTTCACGTCCTGCCCGATATCCTTGGTTGCCGGCAAGTTCTTCACATTGACATTGAGTTGTTCGCGCAGAGTGGGCGCCGCGCTCACACTGGCTGCCATCGGAACGTTAACTTTCGACAGTAACGCTTGCTGCTCAAGCGATGCACGCGCAAGCGTACCTGCACGCACGGACGCGCTCGACGATGAGAACAGCATGTCATTCTTCGCAATCTTGTAGCCTTGAATCGCCCGAATGATCTGCTCATCCGACAGGTTCGCGCTCAGGCCGCCAGTAGCCGTCTCGAACATCTTCATTGCGCGATCAGGGCCAAACTGCACGGCAGTGGACCACATTGCATCCCCCAGCCCCTCGCTTCGCTTACTCATGTCGATGCCTTTCGAGGCAAAGTATTTGCGCATCGGCTCGTAGTATTTGGCCATCACGAAAGCGTGCTGATCGGCCTTGAATCCTGCCGGGTCACGCCCTGCGATCCTCGACCAAGCGGCATCAAATGCCGCGGACCCCGCCTTCAGCCCCTTGAATTCCGAAGCGTACTTGCTTTGCGCTGCATAAGCATCCGCCACGCCCATTGTGGAAGAAAACTGATACGCCCCATAACTACGGCCGCCGAAGTCTCCCCGGCCCGTTGAAATGGTCCCGGCCTTCCCGTTGCTCTCGAATCGTGCGCTAGTGTCACCTAACATGCTCTTCACCTTGTCCCATACTCGACCGCCAGCCTTGACGATCTCCATATCCTTAACGTAATCGACAGCATTCCCGAACGCCGCCGACGCCTTTTCCTGAAAGCTCGACGCGGCTTTAGCAGCCCCTTCGATCCCTTCGGAAACCTTGCTGACCACCGGGCCGAACTTGTCGCCGAACCATCCTTTTACGTCGGTCCAGAGTTTCCCGGCCGCCTCGCTGATGCCAGTGATAGCGGCTGTCGCGGTATCTCGTACCTTGTTCCATGCCGCAGAAACAGTAGGCTCCCATTCGGTCCACTTCTCGCCTGCGTACTTTCCGAGAGCGTCGCCAGCGAATGCCCCGATAGCCGCACCGATAGGGCCACCAAGCGCCGCGCCGATGATGCCCCCACCTACCCCACCAATCCCGCCGCCGATGGCTCTATGGCGCTCCTGATCGGTTGTGGCCTCGCTGTAGTCCCATGCCGCCATCCCCGCGCTAAGAAGCGGGCCAAGGATGGGGATTTTCTTCAGTAGGCCGCCGATTCCGCGACCGCCCTTTGCAGCAGCCCGTCCCAGACCGCCCAGAAGGCCGCCCACGGCCCCGCCAGCCCCTTTCAGTACGGATGCCCCACTGCCGAAGATCGACGCGCCAGCGCCCAGCCCTAGGCCGCTCAGAATGCTTCCCTTGGCGCCAGCCTTGCCGAACGGCTTGCGGGAAATGTCTGTCAGGGTGTCTTGCTGCTTGCGCTGCTCGACGCGCTCGCGGTCATCCTTGCGTCGAAGCCAGCGCCAGATTCTGCCAAGCGTCTTGTTCGATGCGTCCCCGGCGCCCGACATCATGCCCTTGAGCGGCGTAGCGACCTCTCCCATGGCCTTGATGGCCGGATCGCTCACGCTATTTGCGGCATTGCTCGCCGCGCTGACACCGCTTTTCACGGCATTGGCCACGGCATCCATTGAGATACGAGACCGGCCGATGGACACGGATTCGACATTGGACGACGCACCACCAGACGCGACAAATCGCCCCATGGCGCCGCGTGCAGGCAGTGCAGCACTGGCCGCATTCTCGCGCCGAACCCGGTTTGAAAGTTGCGTCTGCGATTCGACAACCCGCACTTTCTGCACAGGGGTTGCCACGCGGGTACGTTGCGCTATCTGATTCGCGTGGCGATCTTCACGTGCCGCCCGCTTGACCGTTTCGTGAAGGGCATCGACCGATTTAGCAGTGGATGCCCCGGCATCACCTAGGACGGCATCGCGGATGGCTGCAATGTCCTTCCGCATGCTCGCAATTTGGTTGCTGATATCGTCCTTGCTGGCGCTTTCCACGCCAAGGATAAGAAACCCGTCTTTGTCGCTCTTCATCACGGCCTCACAAAGCTATCCATCTGGGAAAACGTCATCGTAACCTCGCTCAAAGCGGAATCACGACGCGACAGGCTAGTCTCGATTGATATAGGCCTGAAGTATTCGTAGGTCTCGAATTCGTTGCGCCTGCTTTGTTCCGTTACCGCGTTATGAACGACGCGAATCTTGATCGCAAATGAGGCCGGAACGTTGATCGTGCCATCGGTCGGAGACGCTTGCTCAACGTGCATCAGAAACCAATTCTTGATCATCCCACTTGCGTCATCGAGGCAGGTAACGCGCAATTCGATAGGTTCCCTTCCTACCAGACTATCAATGGTCGCGCCGCCGATCCTTTTCCGATCTCCGGAAATGTTCGCAATCGTGTAATCGACATCAGTGGCAAGCATGTTGAAGTGTGCCGCCACACGGTCCGTCGTGATCGGGCTTTCAATTTCCAGCATCCAGTAATTCTTACGGGCGCGCTCGATGCTTGAGGAAATGGCGTGAATCATTTCCGCTTCTTTGAGCGTGATGTTCCCGACAAGCTCGCTCGGGCGGTTGCGCATCACCTCGTTGACGGCCGCGCCCAGTTGACTACGTGCAGCGACAAGCAACCGTTGAGCCGACCGGCTCAGAACGGCTTCATTCATCTTGTCGGCAATGCGGCTTTGGATGCGCCCTTGTACGCGGCTGCCGACGCTCAGTTGGATTTGGTTATCAAGGAAGCTCACCATTTACCCCCTTGCTCTTGTTCCTGATCATCAACCTTCTTCAGGTCAACGATACGGGCAAACTCTTTCGCTACGTCCTCATCAAGGCCCATCGTCTTCTCAAGGAAAACGGACATCAATTGCTGATCCGCGCCCATATCCTTCATCATCTGCATGGATTGCATCAACAGGCCGCCATAGTTGGCTTTATCGACCATCGTGCGCTGCTTCTCTGCTTCCAGCGCTGAGATTGAACCGTAGAAGTTGATATCCCACAGTTTGTTCTGGTAGACCACACCGTATTTGTGCAGGCAGTGAACATCCAGAACATGATTGATCCAATCAATAAGCGCCTGCCGGATTGCGCGTGCTTGCTCGGCCGCTTGTGCTGACGTTCGGAAGAAACCGCCCTCTCCCAGACCGCCGGACATCTGATCGGCAAAGCCCAGCATCGAAAGGTCCACACCAAGCGCGCCAGCAAGCATCCTCGCGTGCAGCATCACGTCGTCAATTGTGATCTGACCGGCACGTCCCGGGTTTCCGCCGTTGAGCGGCGCAACCGTGATCATCTGCTTGTCGCCAAAGACGGGCATCAAATAACGCATGCGCTCAAGGATCGGCAGGCCGCTTTTCACGGCTTTCTCAGCGTTCGCCTTGCTGCTTTGGAACATCTCCTTAATACCGTCCATGAATTGCTTCCGATGCTCGGAGGTCATGCTATCCATGTTCGGCATGATGATTTGTTCGTCAATCGAGTCTATCCACCGCTGACCGACAATTCCCAGAAGCGCGGCCGCAAGGTTCCAATACGGTTGTTCGGCCGGATAGAGAAGAGAGCCGCCCACAAGCGCGGGCATGACGGGCAGTGCATTGATATCGTCCTCCGACAGTTTCAGGCGCATGGCCTTGTGCAGTGCTGTGTTTTGCGGGACATACTGCGTCCTAGGCATCTTCAGGCGCGCCATCTGTTCAGCCGTAAGGCGCTCATAGAGCGACTTCCCGACACTGATCGAGTACCCGATAGTCTTTGAACCTTGTTCGTATGCCTGCACCAAAGGAGGCCGGACCATTTCCGAACAATCCAAATCCACAAGGCCATTACCGTCCACGTAGATGCGCGAGTAGGAATCCCCGAAGATCGCCCCCAGATAGGCCATCTGGTACACCACCTTATTGATGATCGGGCCGCAATGCTCGCGGATTTCCTGAACGATGTTCTTTTCGCCTTCTTTCAGGTCCGGGCGATCATCGATGAACACAACGTCCCCGGATGTTTCGTGCCCGCCAAGCGCGCCAGTGACAAGCAATTTGACGGCTGACGACACGATGGGATCGCCTTCCATGGCCTCCCATTTTTGGTAGATTTGAACCCTATCCCGAGGCGGTCGGTTGGCGTCGCCCAACAGCGAGGAAATGGGGGCGCTCGACATTCCGTAGTTAAGCGCGGTTGTCTGCGTGATTTCCTCGGCCGGCTTGACGTTATCGGCGCGCCACTCCTTAGATTTCCAGAAATTGAACAATGCCATTTGATTAGCCCATAAAAAAAGGGGCGACCGAAGCCGCCCCATATCGATCGATTGGACCGATTTTAACGAGTGATGGTCTGCGTAACCATGATTTGCCGCGCCACACCATCGTAACGAAGCCAGTACATCACGTCCATAACGTCATACGGGCGGATTTCGTTAGGCTTCACGCTAAACAGCGACGCTTTACCCTTCATCTCGGGCGCGTTACTCGGCACCAGCCATCCCGAAGCTTCCGCATCCTCGAACAGACGGGTCAGGAAGTTTTCCATCTTCTTGATGGCCACCTGCATCGGCAGTTGCAGGAAGTCCTTACCGGCCCGGGTCACGCTCTCGTCGATGGAAGTGCTCATATCCACGACAGAGATAAGCTTCTTCAGCGAGGAATCCACCTGTGCCGAGGTCAGGCAGTCCCGGAAGACGTAGCGGCCGCCGCCGGTGTAGGTCTCATACACCACCGGGTTGATCTTGGCTTTGGCAAGCGCGTTCAGTTGCTGGGACGTGAGCTGCTGCATCTGGTTGACGCGAGTACGGCCCGAGAGCGGGTATTCACGGCCAGCAATCGGGTAGTTCTTCGGCGCGAAACCCTTGCCGTTCTTGCGGGCGTTACGCTCGCACGCGAGGGCGATATTCAACGCGGAAGTGCCGTAGTAGCCACTACCAGACAGGCCGATGGGGTCATCGGTCTTGAGCGGAGCCCAGAAGACATGCACAAGATGGGCGGCCTTGTTGCTGCCGAGATTCCACTCTTTCGCCTTCGTGATCGCTTGTTCCGGGGTCAGGTCGCCCGGAATGTCGATCCGCAATTGACGGTTGGTGTCATACGCCAGTTGCGCCATCTGCTTCACAAACTCGGCATCGACCTCACCACCGCCGGCGATATAGGCGTAATCGTGCGGCGTGGCGGTCAGATTCGACCGGAACCGCTGGAAGTCCTGCGTGTCATAGACGGTCGGGCCTTCCTCGAATGCCAACAGAACATCGGACGTGGCGTACTTTTCGCTTCCGAACGTGTCGTAACCATACGCGGTCGAAGTAGGCGTCACGGTCGCGCCTTCCTTGATGACCATTTCCCACTCATCCGACAGTTTGGTAATCACGTCCGGCAGATACTGGGATTCGTTGTAGTCGTCGCGGGCAGTCGGGTCCAGAGAACCCTTAGCCTCGAAAACCACCACGCCATCAGGATCGATTGCGCGGAAATAGACCATGGTTACAGGCGAGGCACCATCGTCGGACGGGTCAGCGTGGAAGGCCACACGGATACCGTCGTTATAGCAGCCAAGATGCCGGATGTTGATCATCGCGTCATCGTCGCGTGCATCAGCCACGGCATAGGTGAATGAGTTCGATACGGTAATCCATTTGATCTTTGCTTGCGTAGTCGTCATGCGCTGCACGACAACCTCATAGACGCCGTTATTCAGCGCCTCGACCACATGGATAAACGCTTCGTTCCGCTTGTTCAGGCGCACGCTCTCGCCCTTGCCAAGCTTCTTGTACACGTCCGAACGAGTGACCTTGAACGGCTTGTCAATGCGACCGCGAAGGGCACGCATGGCAATGCCCATCACCTGATCGTCATTGCCGATAGACGGGATTTCGCTGGAATCGATCAGCGGGTTAAGCTGAAGGCCACTCTCGGCCCCCAGTTGGCGAACGAATGCTACGGTCATTCTGCTTGCTCCTCTTCAGTTTTGCGACGGCCGCGCTTTTTCGGCACCAGAGTTCCGACGCCATCCGAATCTTCTACGGCCTCTGGTTCCATTTCCTCTGGCTCTTCCTCGACGGGTTCGGGCTCGGGTTCATAAGTTTGCCCCGGCACTTCGTCTACGTAATCAACGATATCCTGAACGTAGATAGCGGCCACTTTCTCGAATTGATTAAGGTCTGCAATCTCTTGCAGATTGCTGGCGATTCGATGCAGCTCACTGTAGGCTCGGGCATGGATGGTTTGGGCAGTCCATGGCTCAACGTCGATAGGCGTGCCGAAAATCGTGATGCGCCGGTAAGTATGGTTGAACACGGCCACCTGCACAGGGTAGGGGCTTGCCTCGTATTGCTCGATGGACGGGATAACAGACTTTGCGCCAAGTGCCGTCGCCCCGATGTTGAATTCAGACATAAATCTTCCTTGCAAGGATGAAAAAAGGGCCAGCCCGAAGGCCAGCCCTTGCATTCTAATGCAGCAGGGGTTGCCCCCTGCACTTCATCAGAAGTTGGTGACTTCGATCATGGCAAAGCCCATGGCCGACGGCTGATGCGGGTTCAGCTCGGTGAAGTTCCGGGCATAGAACGCGCTACCTTGGCGCAGGTCCGAGTTAACGGCCAGCGGCAGAACCATCGGGGCGACAGCATCACCCAGAACAATCGGGTTACGGGCAACGTCTGTTGCTTTGCCTACGCACAGAATTTGCGCGGAAGTGTTGGTTTCAGCCAGTTCCCACGGGGTGTAGTACACCTCATACAGGCCAAACAGACGGCCGGCACGGTAGATGCTCGGGCGATCAGCGATGCCGGACGATTGGAAGATCGAGGCAGGCAGGCCGCGCAGTTGAGCCAGCACGTTTTTGGTCACGTAGATATGGGTAATACCATGGTTCATGGTATTAAGCGCCATTTGCTGCGACAGAGCGGCCAGCGGGTAGGACAGGTCCGCCCACACGGCAGCGCGGCCGGAGTCTTGCAGCGTCTTGGCTTGGCCCCAGTCAAACGTGGTCGTATTGTTCACTGCAATGCGCAGACCCTTGCGGATGACCTCGCGGTGACGCTCGTTGGCAAACTGCGTCTGGATGGCCAGAATGCTTTCGGCATGCGGGTCCAGATTCAGCTCGTTTGCCATCTGGGTCCGGGTATCAATCGTGTTATGGGTAGTAACACGCCACGGGGACGCCAGCAGCGGGAAGGTCTCAACAGAGCTGATGACACTGGGGGTCAGGTCGGGTTGACGCTCGAAGTCGATAGACGATTCCACGGAGACCTTAACGGTCGTCGGCAGGGCCGGGGTCGAGGTCAGCGCGTATTCGCCGGTATCGGTGTTGATCGTACCGCCGATGACGTACTCGGTGCTGCCGATGCGAATAGAGCCGCTGATTGAGTTATTACCGGAACCACGAGTGACGGCAGCTTCGGAAGCGCAGCGGATACCGTTCACGTACACGATGGCGCGGCCGCGCAGCAGTTTCAGGTCGCCAGCAGCAGGATCGCAAGTATTGGCGTCGGTCTGAATCTTGGTCAGCTTGCCGGTAACTGCACCACCGCCGGCAGGGCTGGAAGTATGCAGGCGCTTGGCCGAGATAAAGGAACCGCCGCTATCGGCACCGTCCAGACTGCCGTTTTGCTCGTACTGACCGAATTTCACGCCGGCTTGGTGCGACATGATCGCCAGCTTGGCTTCGTTGGAACCGATATCGGCAGGCAGGTAGTGAGCGTAGGGAATGGCTTCGGTAAAGGCCGACAGAATCGAGACCACTGCCCGGTTAGGCTGCAGCGAGATTTGGTCGTGGTGATTCGAGTCTGCACTATCCAGCGCCAGCGATTTCAGGCCATAACGACGGAAAGCGTCGCGGGTAGTCGAGTAGGCCATTTGAATGGCGTTCTCGGTTACGTCGGCGGGGGCTTTCACGCCGTGCTCACGCTCGTACAGAGCGGCGCCGTCCAGCAGAGCGCGAACCATCAGGTCAGCGTTTTTACCGGCTTCATCCAGAACGGTCTGGAACTGATGGGGGGCTTCATCGGTCACGGCCGCACTGTCAAGCTTGGCGCCGTCGGCTTGCGCTTCTTGCAGCGCGGTCATGTATTTATGCACGTCTTGAGTGCTTTGCTTCAGGTATTCCATCGTTTATTTCCTTTTCCGGAAAAGAAATCAAAATGCCCGCATCATGCGGAACATAAGCGGATTCTATATCACAGGTTTTCCAGCAAATCCTCCCTGCGGTTGAGAACGTAACGTTCAGTAAATGGCGGAACGTTGAGTGTTGTTTCGGTTTTGACGATCTCGAACGCGAATTTAGGCCCGTCTTCCTCGCCCGTCATCAGCACAAACACGATATCGTGATCCTTGGGCTTCACGTACTCAGGGTGTGCGCTATCGTGGATGGAAACGATCAGATAGCGCGCCTCCACGTTCCCGTCGCCTACGGAAACATCCATGCTTTTCTGCATGACGCTCGGCGCGAAACGATCCACGACGGGCAGCATGGCGACAATGCCCTTACGGTCATACGAATAGTCTTCCTCATCGGTGGAAGACAGCACGGCCAATCCCCCCATTGTCGGGTTCCCGCTATGCAGCGGGTCCGTGCGGTTGGAACGCTTCCGATAGAGAACGGCCGTCATCGAGTTAGGGTGCCGGACTACTACGCGATGGGCCAACATTTGGGTTTGCAGCGGAACGTTGTTCAGCATCATTTTTTCCTATAAACGGAAAGCATCTTAGCAAGCGCAGATTGAACCTTGGCGGGCAGATTGAACATGGTCGAAAACTCTTTCGCCACCGCATCCGGTTTCATTCGGTCCCATCGTTTTTGTGTCGCGGTTTGTTGAGCGAACGGCACCGCCCCGCGCTTGCTGGAATTGATGGCTTTCAGGATGGCGCGCCGCTCTCGGTCTCGTTGATTGCGTGCCGCACGCTCTTCGGCCGTCACAAGCTTTGTCGGGCTTGTGCGCTGCTTGTTCTCGATATCGTCCCGGTCCTTGGCCTTCAGGTTCGTCTTCTTGACGTTCCTTAGCGCGTTCTGGACGTGACGCCCAAGGTACGAACCAAAAGACGATCCTGAATCGATCTCGATGGCGGCACGGATTGCGTGTTTGCAGGCGCAACCTTGCAGCCGTTCGTTGGTGATCTTTGGGTAGCCTTTTTGAGCCGGGCCATTGTTGTAGCCGCCAATGGTCGCAAGGTACGAAAAGACATACTGCCAGCGGTCGCAAGTGCAGGATATGCGTAGCTTCTTCTGGCGAAGGCGGCGCACGATGCCGAGAATGCTTACCTCTTTCCCGTCGGCAATCTGCTGCTTTGCGGCCTCAATCTCGCGGGCGAAACCGACGATATCGACGGCCACATAGTGCTGCTTCGATTGCGAATCCACACCGGCATTAGTGATGAACCTTACTAGGCCATCGTGCATGGATGCCGGAATGCAGCGCGTGATTTCGGTTTTAGCCTTGTCTACGTCACTCTTCCATGTATGCTGCTTTTGTTCGGTTCGGTACTTGACCGGCTTCATTCGCGAGACTTGGATGATCTCGCGGGCAGTGATGCCCTTTTGGAAGCCGACAAATTCCTTTTGCGCTTGCGCTACGTTCCGACGGTATTCGGACAGAAGAGCGTGCGGGGACACTCCCTTCTGAATGGCCCGGGCCAGTAGCGCGCCGTTGGAAGTGTCGTTAAGGTCTCGAACAAGGTTAGCAGCTTCGGCGGAACGTGCATGTTCCATCCGAATATCGGCCGCTTCCTTGATATGGCCCGCCAGCTTCAGGGACGGGCCGAGGCGATGCTTTACCGTTGCCATACGGGTTTACCTTCCTCGTCGATAAGGTCGGCGCGGGTCTCAAAGCCTATGCGTCGTTTGATCTCGAACAATGCTTCATCGGACGGGAACCAATAGCGCCCGGCATGTACCGGGTTGTCTACTCGGTCCGTGTCAGTGATGGCGCAAATTACAAGGTACTCATCACGCCGCCCATAGACGCGCTCACTCACTATGGTAGCGTCCAATTTTTCGTCGGGTTTGATCTCGTAGAGAACGCCCGAGTTCTCGAACGGCTTAAAGCCCCATTTCCAGCGTCGGATTTCGTACCAAAAGATTGCCGCGTTACTCATAGTCTGATGATCATCGGTTGATTCTTGATTTCCCGTACCTGATCCATCAGCGACAGGGTGATATCCACCTGATCGCTGTTGATCGCTTGCAGGCAAGTTGCTAGCGCGGCCATTTGCAGGTTCGTGATTGCGTCGGACACGCGGTATCGGGCGCCGTTTGCGTCCACACCGTCACGCTCGATGCCGCTTTCAGGGTTGGCGCGCATGGCCCGTTCCTGAACGATCAGGCGGCTACTTTTCCCGTCGATGGCCACGCCGGTTTTCAGCAGATAGTACGCCTTGATTGCATTCAGGATGTTTTCTTCCCCGAATTTGGCGTCACGGTCCACCGTTACGTCATTACTGACAACGATAGCGCCATCCCTGCGTTCCCGACGGTATTCTGAATCGACGGCAATCACTAACACGCCGCTCTTGTTATCGTAGGCGGAAAAGAGTGTGGCCGGCTTTCCCGAGAACCCTACGATGGTTGCTTGTATCTGCTTCACGGTACCAATTTCTCCCCGACAATGGCATGACGGACATGCTCGCGTTCGTGGAAGCCATCATAACGGACCTCGCGCACGGTCGGGAATCCGTAAGGCGTAATGCCCTTGCCAACCGGCGAAGCCTCAAAGAGCGGGACCGTGCAATGCAGGGTAAGGTCGCTTGCCAGCAGCGTTAAATTCTCGGCCTCACTCGGGATGTTCAGAAACGGAACGGACGTGTTTTCAATCTGACACGGCCAGAGCGTCTCCGTTTGCGCGAATTCATAGACGGCCTTAAAGCGCCGCTTGTCCCCTTGGTCTACGAATGCTTGGAATTGCGCGGCGATGCTACGGGCGGACGGCTCATCATGGGAAATGATGACGATTTGTACGCGCATATCCAGACCAATCGTGCGAAGCTTAAAGATGCGCTTGAGCGGATCATCTGGAATTTGCACGAATTCGGCGTCAGACATCGGGCGCCCATACTCGCGCTCATAGGCTGGCGAATCCTTGGCGAACGCTACGATGATGGCCGGGAATTGATGGTTTTTTGACGGTCCGCGTGTACCGCCATTCTCGGATTCCTGCACGTTCTTAATCCAAGAGTTGACCATGCTTTCAGCGGCATCAACCATCTTGCCGGGGGCAATGCCGATGCTCTTTTCCAGCCCTCGGGAACAGAATTCCTGCATCGGTTTCGTGGTCGGAACAAGGGAAGCGTAAAAGTCTCCCATGAACCGGCCAAAGGCGTGTTTGACCGGCTCGAACATCAGCGCACCCCCATCATGCGGCAGATTGAATCGTAGTGCTCTTCACGAACGTCACGCATGGGCGGATCAAGGCGCATCGTCTTGAAATTCGGCTTGCTGCCAAACGCTGGGCGTCGGAAAGCCTGATCCAGCACCGGTTTTTCAATGCCCTTTTTCGCAAGCATCCCGATCAGCTCCAGATTCTCGACTTTCGTAGCATCCAGAGCGGCCGCCAGCGCGTCACGTTGCGCGGTCAGTTGGGCCAGCACTTCACGGATGGCGCCATCCATTTCCATGCGCTCGGCCTCGACGGCTTCGTCCAGTGTCAGGGGCATATCCCCGCCATCCTCGATGCTATCGAGCGTCACGCCCCGGAACGAGTTTTGCAGGAAATTCGGATTGTGAACGTAGTCGAAGCCCTTCAGCGCCCAGCGTGCGGAATCGATGGCCGATGAGAAGCCACCCACCTTCTCTTCCCAAAGTTTCTGGGCCAGATTGCCGCTATTCGTGTCGAGGAACCGGGCCACATGCGTAACGTCTCCGTTACTGTCGGCATGCAGGTACTCGGTCACGAAAGCCGGTTCAATGGGCACGTAGTTCTTTCCTTCCACGGCCGCCTCGCCCACTTCCAGCCCATAGCGGACACGCGGCATATGGCCGAGATACCCAAGCATGCCGCCAGTACTGACGGTTTCCTGTGTGGCGGGCGAGTTGATGTTGGCTACGAGTTTCGCAACGTTGTAGTTACGGTCCTGCCCGTTAAATTTCCGCCCCCTGTCGCGCAGGTTGTAGCGGATTTTTGGCGTAGTGATCATGATCCATCCTTCAAAAAAGAAAGGGGGCCGTCGCCCCCTAAACATTCTATCGGCCCATGACCCGCTGAAGTAATCCGATGCCTCGTATCACTTCGTTCAGCCGCGACGCGATGCCGCTTTGGATTTTCAGCTCCGCATCACGCCCCTTCTTCCATTGCTCGAATGACGTTCCGTTAAAGAAATCCCCGGCCTCACTGGCAGTTACTTCCTTGGCTTCCAGAAGAGAACATCCGGCATAGAGCGTGAGCGCGTGGATAGTGTCACGTAATGATTTCAATGATTCCCGGGATTGCGACAGCGGCAGGAAATCGGGCGACGGGGGGCACCTCATCCCCCCGGCCTTCCTTCTCTTTGGCAGCGATGCAAAGCCCCTCATCGCTCACACGGAGGGTGAAGATATGCGGCGACAGGCTGGCGAAAAACTCGCGGTACGCGGTCTCGAATTCCGAACCCGGCATCTCAAGGTATTTCCGGATGCCCTCGACCATGGCTTTGTCGTCGGTGGCTTCCGTCATGTAGGCCAGCATGTAGTAGGTGGCGCCGGGAAGATCGTCGAATTCTGCACGCATACGCTCGGCCAGCTCGGCGGTGGCGCCCGAGATATAGCGCCCGGTCGGCTCCATGCCCTCGTTCAGATAGTCCGAAAAGCGTGCGCTTGCCCCTACCATGAAATCGGGCTCATCACCGTTACAGGCAATATAGTGAGCGACAGCTAGATAGCGTTCCTGCACGCTCCAATCATGGGTTTCCCCGCATCCGCAAGCGCGCAGGAACTCGGAGATTCCGCGCTCGTACTCTTGGATTTGGGCGATCTTGATGCAGGCGCCTAGCGTCAATTCGCGCATATCGACGTGATGGCGCGGGGTGTGAAATGGTCTCATAGAAAAAGAAAAAGGCCCGTGATGGGCCTTGATTGTATGTCAGAAAGGAATCTCGTCCCAAACTTGCGGCTCTTTCGGCTTTTCAAGCTCAACGCCGCATGCCCGCGCATACGTCACGATTGCAGCCATTGACCCAGAACGCGCCGCACCGACGATCAGAACATGCCCATGCTCAGGATGTTTCCCGCGCATGTACGGCAGTTCCGTCACGTTCAGGAACGCCGCGTTCACGTCCCCGGGCTTGACCATCGCCGCAATGCGATTGCCCGTCTTCAGCTCTTCAAACACTTGCCAATCGCTCAATTCGACCGGATGCGATTCCGGCAGCTCAAGCCGTTTTATTCCGCTCCAATCGTAGGCGCTCTCCATGCACTCGGCAAGCGCACGCCCAAAGAACGGATGGCGGATATATGCGTAAACGGTTTCTTCGTGCTCATTGTCATAGTGGATTCGCTGATAACCGTACTTCATTGCTTCCCGCATATCGGCGTCGTTTCCCTTTTGCGTACAAACCACGATGCGATCATGATGCGGCTTGAAATGGTTCAGCTCATCAATGGTCATGACGTGCGGAATATAGTCCTTGTCGGCTTCAGCCTCAAAGATCGTCTGGCCGTCCTTTTTGGCGACATATGGGGCATCACAATCCATCACCTCCTCTGCATACCATCGCGCCAGTGTTTCGACGGCGCTGGATACAGAATACCCCTTCAATTCATCAAGCGCATATTGACCGATATAAGGCGACTCCTCTTGTTTCGCAATCCCAAGAATGGCACGCAAAATCAGCCCATCATCGATGCTGACGCTCTTGATTCCGTTAGCGGTGAACCCGTCGAATTTGATCATGATGGCCTCACAGGAAAGATTGATCGTGGTCGAATTTCTGGATTGCCTCTAGGAAAAGCGGCTGATACCCAAACAGGGTAAAGAATTCATCGTATTGGTTTTGCACGCAGAGCATTCGGATTCCTTCCTTTTTGCGAATTTCCTCTAGCTGCCAATCGCGCATCTCGCCCCGATACACAGCCACAACGCATTCCTGCCGACGGATGCCATCAATCGCGTAACTGACGGATGAATAGTTGCGGAACGCCTGATATCCGTCATAGTTCCGCATGATGCTGTCCCAATCAAAACGCCTCATACCGGCACCATGTGCGGCCACGATGCACATGGTCAGTTCAGCCGGGTTCATTCGATATTCGAGACGACGGTAAAGGACCATTTGTTTCATAAGGTCCGTACCGATGGTGTACGGAATGTACCCGTCGATTTTTTCGATAGTGTACTCGACCAAAAAGAAATTGTCGTTTTCGGTGTCAATTTGGTCTTTCAGGGGGATGAGTTTCATTCTTCGTCTTCCTCTTCGTTGGATTCACAAGGGATATACAGACTTCCAACAATGCTCATTGCACGGTCAAGGATCATGTCATAGTCGTGATGCCAAGGAACGGCCGTGACGATGATATAACTGGCCCCATCTCTAGTAGACTTGACGGTCTCATATCGCAGTCTGGCCATTGCAGCGGCAGTTAGGTTTTTCTTGGTGTTTTTGAGAACAACGCCAAGCATGCCGCCATTGACGATATAGTTCAAATCACGCCAGTTGCCACCTTCAGTGACGATAAGGAAATCCAAAAAGCTTTTATCACAAGCATCAGGCCATACGTATTGGCAGGCAATAGCAAGCTTCTTGGAATGGATTTTGCCATGATACAGGAACCAACGTGGCAAGCCATTAACGACACCGATGCAAAGACTATCGCTCTTTGCATATTTCGGTATACTCCCTTTGTATACGATCGGCATATCGAAGCGTTTCAGCGCACGGATTGCCTTCTCGTAATCGTCAAAAATCGCCGCCATGTTCTCGTTATAGTCCACCGATACCATGAAAGGCGGCGTACCGTAGGTTTCGCGCATATGATCCGCGACAAGATCGGCCATCGATTCCATGACATGAATGAACGGCCGACCTTTCATTTGCTCGATCCATTCTTTGTGCTCGTTTGACGGGTCCGCGATGTACTTGCCGTCTGCGATGGCCTGAACAATGTCGGCCCGCACGTAAACGTCAAACTCGTTTCGATTCAGTTTCAGTTCGGTCAGGTTCATACGTACTCCACGATCTCGCCAGAATAGTGATTCATCACGGCAAGTTCACGCTTGCCTCTCGCTGCTTTTGCGAACGACATTGCGTCGCAATAGTCCATGCACTTGAAAATGACCTTATCGACTAGCTTAAGATCGCCCATTTGTTCCGTTGTCCGAACCTCGAAGATGCCAAATTGCTCGCAGGCGTCCGGGTACTCGATGGCCCGGCCCTTGATGTCGCGCATCTCGTCGTTCTGATCGAAGATGATTCGATCTCCGTAGAGACTGCAAATCATCTTCTTTTGCCATTTCTTGAACCGATAGTTCATCAATCCGCGTTCCCTTTGATGACGCCACCAATACGCTTTTGGACCGCTCGCAGCACGGCCAATGTCGTGTCAAATTCCAGTTTGTTGGACATGAAAACGGTCAGGTTGATGTCCAGTTTCTTCACCACCACGCGGGCTATTGAGTACGTTGCATCGAATGCCGAAGACAGGTAGCTGATCTGCAAATCGTTGAGATTCGGAATGCACACAACGAAGTTCCCACCGAACGACATGGATTCCAGCTCGCGGGCGATGTACACAGGGTCATCTTTCGGGAAATGAATCAGACTTTCCGGGATAACTGCGTCATTCGCCCCGGCACGGTCCATCATCAGGATTTGGTTGATTCCGTCGAAGACGCAATGCTCCGGCGTCCAGTTGAAAAAGAACAACCCGTAATCGTTCGTGATCTTTGTGTAGCATGGAAGATCGCTAACACGCCTGTCACTCACGCCATTAACGTCCTTGATGCGAGCGTCATTCTTGACAACAACCGTGACAAGTTCTTGCAAAAGTGAGTTAACGACGACATCCCCGTTCATAACGGGAACCGGGGTTCCGTACTTCTTCCATTTGATCGTCACGCCCGGAATGGGGTACTCGCCTTTTCCGGTCGAGAAGAGTTCTTCCAGTTTCTGCAGCAAGATATCGTAATCGTCATCATCGGGTTCCATTGAAGGATCGTCAAACTTGATCGATTCGATAATTTCAGTATCAAAACCCATGTTTCACCTCATTAGTTGGAAAGAATGTCGCGTGTGATGTGGTCAATCAGCGCCACCGCTCGCAGCGGGTCCAATGTCGGCATATAGCCTTGAACGTATCCGTTCGTCACGTCATCGAACGTTTCCAGATAGACACTATCTGCACGCTCTCGCAGCCACTTCGATTCAGTCATGATGATCTCTTTGTAGAGATCGCGCCGACGCATCACGGCTTCGTCTTCACGGTCGTCAGCAGCGAACCATCCAGCAAACGGATTGCCGCCGAGAACAAGCGCAAGCGCTGCATCAGGCGAGACCATTTGCATAGCGGGCATGGACGCGAGTTTCTGACGTGCCGCATCGTATTGAGCCGGCGTCATGGATTGCGTGGCGTAGCCGGCCAGTTCGGCACGGCTCATCACGTAGAGAAGGGAAACATTCGTATACAGGGGTTTTGGACAGCGGGACGCATAGTGATGCCTCGTTGGAAAGTGAGGACAGTATAGGTTCGTCCTCACTGCGTGTCAAGCGTGTTGCTTGCCTGCTACTTTCTCGGGGTGACGACGCTTTGCGTACTTGACGGCCTCGGTCATCAGTTCCTCAGTCGTAAAGTCCACGATCATAGACGCCCCCATAGCAACGCCTTCAATCCATTTCTTGGCGATCATCTCTTGCAGCGCCGATATTCTGGCATCTGGTTCATGATCGGTTTTGGCCACGACTTCATCAAGCGCGTCTAGAATTTCGTCGCGCTTATCGTATCTATCATTAACGCTAAACGGCTTGATGTTCGTTTCATCGACATAGCTGATACCTCCGCAAAGGGCATTCCTTAGATCGAGTGCATCAACCCACCGACGATATCCAAGCCCTTGGGCCAAAGTCTTTTCCTGCTTATCTGTCACATCGAACCCCAGATATCCGGACAGGAATGCAAGGTCTAACGTTCTCAGCGACGCGCCGGGGATGGGCATGCTTTTGACGGGGGATTGGAAGATTATCATGCAGGTTTCCTGTTGATGTTTTTGGCCTCTACCAGATATCCGCGCACACGCTCCATCACCTCGAACGGGTCCATGATGCAACCTGCATCCGCCATGCCACGCACGTATTCCAGCGCCTCATGCTTGTACGGGCTGCGGGCAAATTCCTCGTTCACGAACGATTCATAAAGCCAGCGCGCCGCCGTCACGGCTTTGACGTGCATCTTGTCGCGCTTATTGCGGATGGAATAGCTCCGTTTCTGGGGGATCATCAAAGGCTCATCCTTCGCCATCACGCGAAGCCAGACCGGGGAATAGTTCCTCGTTCTCCCGAAGTCTTCGATGCCTTTGCAAATATGCAGGATGTTTTTCCAATAGCAGATATTGAAACCCGAATATCCGCTAAGGTATGCCAGCCCATCGTATTTGTTGATCCGTGCGAGAATGTCTTCCCCAGAGATCGCGTAATACTTGCAATTCATCGATACACCCCTTTCCGTTTTTGTTCCTTGACCCACCTTGCGTAGCCAATGGCGTCTTTTGCTATGGCCATAGGCGTCCGATCAATCTGGCCAGACCATTTCCAGCCGAAGAGATATTCAAGCGCATAGACCGTCAGTTCTGAATCTCTGTGTTTCCAATGTAAGTAGCCTCTTGCCGCATCGTAAAGGTACCCCATCATCATGATGGCATTGGCTTCCTCACCCCCCGAACGATAGAAAGCATTCTTTGCCGTGTAGAGCCGTGCGCCTCCGAGGCACTGCATCACGTCATCGATATGCAGGCGCTTGTTGCTCGGCCATGCCTTCATTTCCTCATCCAGCCAGATGATATGCCGAGGCGTGATGCGGATCAGGTCAGTATGGATAAACCCGGTCAATTGATGGGCAAGCTCTTCGATTCTGGCGACATTGCATGACCGCGCCACCCTCCTGAATTCGCCGACCGTGATCAGCGACAAGCATTTTTCCGCCATGTTCAATCCTTCACCTTCAGATTCAGATAGTCAATGAAGCCGCGTGCATACGTGATGGCGTCCACAGCCGCGATGGCCGGGCTCAGTGAATCATCGCCGCGCATGCGCCAGCCGGAAAGCCACGCGCCGACTGGGAAAGCGTATTTGGTGTGCCCTCTAAACCGGCTCCATATCTCGGCCGCTTTTTCGTGCGCAATATCGTGCAAAGCCTGCACCAGCAGGATATGCGCATCGTCACGTCCACTGAGTGCGAATTTGGACCGACTAGGTTGCATGATGGCGCTATTCTGCCAACCATCAAGCAACCCTGTGTCGCACACATGCACAAGCGTGACGATTTGATCCGGTGTCAGCAGGCGATTTTCCGGCAGCATGGCAGCACGGATTGCAAGCTCTCGCAATTGTTCCGGCCGAATGACACGGCCAGAGTAACCGGACAGCGTATGTACGCAATCATGCTGCGTCCCCAGACCGTTCGATTTGTAGGCCCGGACGATGTAGCCGGCCGTGATTGAGCGTGAATGTTTGATCATTTCTCAATTCCAAAAACAGATTTAACGTACTCTTCGGCCTTGAAATAGACGAAGATGGGGGATTCGAGGAAGTTTCCGGCGTATGCCCATCCGGACAGATAGGCTTCCATCAGCTTGCGCTTTTCTTCGCTTACTTTGTCTCGATCCAGCTTATCGGTGGCCACCTCCAGAAGGTCCAGCATCACTAGATGCTCTTCGCATTCTTCGTCCCAATGAAAATTCCACCGCTTGTAACAGACCACATTCCATCGCCCACTTGCGAATCGGTTATAGATGCTTTTAGGACCGGGGTACTTATCACACCATTCTTCCCGAAGAGCGGCCTTCAGCGCATCCATTTCCCACGGATCAAACATATAACCTGAATATCCAGAAAAGAAAGCCGCGTAGTGATTGTCATTGGCAGATTCTTCGAGTTTGAATGCCTCGATTCCCATCGGAATCAGCGGTTTTGGTGTCATGATTGCTCCTTTGCAAAGCGCACGGCAGCAGCGATGACGTGCCGTGCATTGAGAATGGGCCAGCCGCCCCAGACAATCCCTCGGAATGCCTGATAGATCGATTCTGCGACGGCGGCGGAAAGTTTTCCGTATTCCTTGCGGTACTCGGCGGCGAGTGATGCGGCGATGGCATCAAGCGTGCATCCGTCGAGTTCCTGAATTTGCGTGTCGGCCGTAGAAGACCCCAGAAAGCCCGCTACGGCCTTCGGCGTCACTGTAGTGTCATCGCCTAGGCTAGGCGAATCAACGAAGCCATGGGCCGGATTTTGTGGGCTGGCGTAGGCGTAAAGGAACGCGGGGTGTGCGTTCCTAACGATGGCCATGGTTATCGGCGTCATTGGATCGAAGCGAGATAGGCGGAAACCTTCTTCATCGATTCCTTGTTATCGATATCCGACAGGCCGGTAATCAGCGTGCGCAACTCTTGGGACAGGCCGTTCATCTCGCCTTCTTCGCACACTACGTCAAGGTCACGCAAAAGCCAGTTGGCGCGCTCGGGCATAAGTTTCTCGATTACCTCATGAACGGATGCCGTGCGCAGCGGCCAGATATCCGGCTCCTCTTCTTCGATCTTGCGGATCAGCTCGACATCCGCTTTAACGTCCATGCGATGCGCCACGACGTAACGCATCCGGTTGTTCTTGGTCCAAGTGAGAATGAAACGCATGATGTTCTCTTTGTGGTGAGTGGGATGTTTGGAAGTATGGGGCTTGCCGTTCCGCGTGTCAAGCAAAATCGGAAGGTAATGCAGGGAAGAGACGGACGGCTACTGGGACGGGTTGCAGCGACCATCCACCATCGGCGATGCCGGCCAGATAGTCACGCGCCTCTTTCGTGACGTAGGCCGAGCCTACTTGATGGCACCAGCACTCAATGTATTGCCCGATCATCTCGACCACAATGGCCCGCCGACGGGCAGCAAGGGCATTCAGGCGCTTGGCATCGTCCGGCCGGCTATGACGCACAAATGTAGATGCCCCGCTAACGGCCACGCTCAGAAGGTCGTTCTGATGGACATAGGAAGCGCCGCGAAACTTCGCCAGCGCCGCACGGATGGCGGTCACGTCATCGAAGCCGCCAAGGAATCCGATCAGGTAGGCGTCGCTCTTGGCGCGCAGGGTCCGGAACGACATGCAGGCGGGCAGGTAGGAAAGGGACGGCTTGTTCATGTTGGCCTCTCGGCTTGTGTGTGGGATGGCTGCATTCTCTCTAGTACCCGGCCTGCCGCCAACCCAACGTGCCTCACAAGCTACAGACGGATGACAGGGGCAGACACACGCCATCCGGTCCGGCATCGATGCGTCGGCGGTCTCTTCCAGAGTAGGGGCTTCCGCCCCATCGCCCGTTCCTCTGGCAGACCTCCCCGAGGCCATCGCACGGCCCGGAAATTCCCGCTCTAATTTCCCCGAATTTTTCCCACACCCTCCGTAATTTGCTGGCAATATTCCTACCCCCTTCCCCCCGGGGTGAGAGCCCCCCCTTCCGGATGCCCCTCCGGGGGGTCTCGGGGCAATTTCCCTAATTTCTCCCCCCTATATATATAGGG